GCTCGTAAAGGGGGGAGAACAATCTCCCAATCTTCAAGAAAATGAAGATCGGACTGGGTCAATGAGTACAACATTGATTCAGGCGTTGGGCCTCTTATAGGGGAACTAACCAACGAACTAACGCACCTTATGGTGTATAGTAGTGATTAGGACCGGTGATCATGGCTGAGTTTAAACACTTAGTTTGTAATTCCGTCATTATACATGAAAAATTCAAATTCCAAAATCAAAATCTTAATCATAAAAAGATTATTAATTTTGATGTTTGGTGTGAATAATCCATATATTGTTACGAAATACATCAGTCTATTTGATAAAATCCGTAAGGATTCAGGTATCCAATATGCTATCAAGTACTTTAAAGCTGCAAAGCTTCATTGTACAAGATACATATGTGGGAAACCTTTATTATCAAATAAAGCTGGTGTAGCCGTAGCAGTTCAGGTTGACCTAAACGTCTTCATTTCTTAAAGGGTTTTTGTTCTGATAGTAAAGGTTTAAGAGTTATTTTAACTCTTTTAACTTATACTAGAAGTATAAAACCTAATAAGGATGAAAACAAGAAGATTAAACCTGATTATTCTACAATAACTAATCCATATAAAGGTAAACGCTGGACAATTCCAGCAGCCTTTATTCAGGAATGGTTATTGGAGAACAATCTCCATTTACCCAAACCAGTTTATTCCGATAAGAACCATTATGTAAGTACAAAAGGTAGTCCAACAGGACCAGCCACAGTGTCTGCATTATGGGGAGCTTGTAACCTTAATTCCAATCAATTATGATGGATATTAGGTTTAGTTAATAGAAACTTCTGATCATCAATAATAAATTTGAGATTCATTAGTTTAGTTAACAAAACCACTTCACCTTTTAAGTTGAAGGAGGAAAGCAAGTATACCGGTAAACTGGCTATCGTGAATGACCCAGAATTAAAGCGTAGAATCATTGCTATGGTAGATTACCAAAGTCAATTTGTTCTAAAACCTATTCATGAGGGACTACTTAAATTATTAAGGAGTTTACCTAATGATAGGACTTTTACTCAGGATCCGTTTCATGATTGGTCGGATAATAGAGAAAACTTCCACAGCTTAGACTTGAGTGCTGCTACTGATAGATTTCCAATTAAATTGCAAAAGAAATTATTATCATATATTTATAATGATAGTAATTATGCAAGTAATTGGGCAAACCTATTGGCTAATAGAGATTTTTACTCTAAAGACTTAAACTGTACCTTACGGTATAGTGTTGGTCAGCCAATGGGTGCTTACAGTAGTTGAGCAGCCTTTACCATTACCCATCATCTTGTAGTTGCTTATGCTGCACATGCGTGTGGCATTAAACAATTTAATGATTACATTATTCTAGGTGATGACATAGTTATTAAAAATAACCGTGTCGCCCAAAAATATGTAACCATTATGACAAGATTAGGGGTTGATATATCTGTTCCAAAGACACATGTATCGAAAGATACTTATGAATTTGCGAAGAGATGAATCAAGAATGGTAAGGAGATCACAGGCATCCCTTTAAAAGGAATCCTTAATAATTTTGATAATCCTAAGATTGTTTTCTTAGAGATTTTCGAATTTATTAAGAGATATCGCCTTTGTCAGTATAGTACTCTTGACTTTGTCTGTTTGTTATATAATAAAATTCCTTATAAGGGAAAACGGGTTAAAACCGTTTACCAAATGAAGAAATTATTATATGATTTTAACCAGGCCGTTAGATACACTTTCGGATTAACTACATTGGATGAATTAATTTCATACTTTGCTGTTAAATTCCGGCATAGTGAAATAACGGTGCCACGTGATAAGTGAGTTCTTCAATATATTAAAGAACTTATCGTTATGACATTGGTTAAGGAGGTTGCTCTTGCTCGTCTGGATATGGCCTACAATTGGCGATCATTTAGTGCGTACTTTTACAAATTAATGTGAGGTACGAACAATATTGATCATACAATTGATAGGAGAAATATCCAGGCCCTTCCACTCTTTACGGCTTATAATTATCATATCTTATCGATGAAAAAGACTTTTGAAGACTTTACATCAGGTAAGGTTGATTTTTTAGAAACCTGTTTAAAGGTGAGAATGGATAACTTTGATATGATATCATTTATGCATAGATCTAAATCTAAGCATATAGAGATCATCTCTAAGCTCTGAACAAAAGCGTTTAACATTATGGGCC